ACACCGGCGCCCACGCCCGCCCCGACCGCGGCGCCGCCGCCCGCGTAGCCCGCCGAGCGGCCGATGGTCTGCCCCATGATCGGCAGGGACTCGGCCGCCGCAGGGATGACGCCCGGCACGAAGCCGAGTTCGCGCTCGGGGTAGTTCTGGAGTTCGCGTTCGAGATCCGCGGCCTCCTTGAGATCCTCGGGCGTCGCCTCCAGCATGAGTTGCCGCCACCCGATGTTGGCGAGCTTGCGCTGGATGTTTCCGCGGATCGCCGCGTTCTTGGTCTCCCACCCGATCTCGTCCCACCCGCCGAAGACCTTCTCGATGCCGTGGAGCTTCTCCACGTCGTCCTGCATGGCGGCGGCCCGGCCCGGGTCGGAGAGCCGCTCCGCGAGCACCGGCGCCTCGCGCACGAGCGCATCCCACGAGGGCGTGCGCCGGAGGACGCCCGTGAGCCCGCCGGACTTCGAGACCGCCGCCTCGGCCTGCCCGTAGGGCACCCCGGTCTCCTGCGCGTAGCGGAGCGCCTCCGCGGCCACGTCGGGCGAGCGCCCCGCGGCGAAGCCCTGCGTGAGGTCGAGCGTCTTCTTGCGCTCCTGCTCCTCCTGCGTGGGGAGCTTGGAGGCGTCGAACGGGCCGGGCATGGTTACCTCGTCTGCGAGAGGAAGCCCTGGACGGCCAGGGCGGTGCGGTTGGCGTTGTCGATCTCGTTATTGCCGGTGAGCTTCCCGACGCGCCGAAGCTCCGCGTCGATGGCGCTCCAGTTCGCCTTGAGGTAGCCGTAGGCGCCGAGCGCGAGATCGGGGGTGAGCTTGCGGCGCGTACCGGCGAGCGGGCCCCACGCCTGCGTGATCCCGCTCTCGTAGAAGGCGAAGTCGGTGTAGGTCTGCTTGAGGCCCTCGGCCGAGAGCCCGTAGCCGAGATCCGCGGAAACGCGGCGCAGGGCCACCACGTACTTCGGGGGCACGCCGAGCGTGGAGACCTTGCGCTCGTCGGATCGCCACCAATGCTTGGTGGTCTGCACCTCATTCTTGAGCACCCGCTCGATGATGTCGTCCCGCTCCGTGAGCGAGGGGCGGTGCCCGAGCGCGGCGATCTCGTGCTGGATGAGGCTCTTGAGGTGGCCCACCCGCCCCTGGATCTCGGAGTCGTCCTTCATCTTCTTGAGGTCGAATCCGTAGCCGCCCTGCTCGGTGGGGGCCGAGAGCTTCGAGTTGATCGCCTCGTCGGTGGACACGAAGTCGTCGAACTGCGAGGCGCCGGGCGGCTTCGCCTGGAGATCGACGAAGTGCTTGAAGTCGGCGGGCGAGAGCCGGTTGATGAGCGCCGGGATCGAGAGCGAGGCGAACTCCTCGGGCTTGTTGCGCGCGAGGTCGGTGAGCGCCGCGTAGAGGGTGAGGTCGGTCTTCGGCTCCACGCCCTTCCGCCGGTTGTCGATGTACTCGATCATCTGCTTCTGCTCGTCGGGCGCGATGGTCCCCGGGGGCGGGATGTCCCGGTAGGAGACCGCCTTGCCCTCGCGCACCTTCTCGAAGATCGGGTTCCAGCCCGTGCGCTGGCCGGTAGCGTCCACGAACTCCGTAGCGTTCCGCTTGAGCGTGTCGTCCTTCTCCTTCTTGATCCTCTCCTGGAACTGCTTCACCTCGCTCTTGAGACGATCCGAGAACGCCGCACGCTCCTGCGGCTCCAGCTTCGAGAACTCCTTCGGATCGTTGAGCTTGCCGATGAACTCGGTCATCGTCGCGTAGTCGTCCCGCTGGAGGGCCTCGTAGACCGGGCGAACCTGCTCGATCTTGTCGATGTGCTCCATGAGTTTCGCCTTGTAGGCGGGATCCATCGCGCGCGACTTCTCCACCGTGTCCCGGGCTCCACCGGGGCCATCGAACCGCCCCGCGTTGGCGAGGGTGAGGGCGCTCTCGGTCTGCGTCTGCATCATGTACTGGAGCCCGGCCTTCATGGCGCGCTCGTTGATCTTCGCCTTGCGCGTGATCACCTCGGCGCGGGCGGCCTCCTCGAAGTCGGCGGCCTGCCCCATCGAGACGTTGCGCGTCGCGGACGAGATGGCCTGCTTCGAGCGGGCGTCGTAGATGTGCGAGGCGACGATCCACGAGGGGATGTCCTCCTTGTCCATCTCCACGATCTCGCCGGTATTGAGGTCGAGGCCCTGCTCGGTCACCTGCGAGCGAAGCTCCGGCGGGAGCCCGTCGAGCGAACCGCCGAGCCGCTCCTTGATCCACTTCGTCGAGACGGTCGGGTTGGCGTCGAGTTCCGCCTCGATGTCGTTGAGGGACTGCGCGAGATCCGCGCCGGCCCTCTGCCGCTGCGACTTGGCGAGTTCCTGCCCGAAGGCTTCGAGGCCCTTCTGCACCACCTGGAACGCCCGGCGCCGCGCCTCGTCGGCCATGAGCGGGGCCCGCGAGGAGTCGGGGACCGGGGCGTTGAAGTCGATCTCGGGGAGCTTCATGGCGTCACCTTACCCTATCGGCCACCGGCGAGGGAGAACATCGAGCCCGCGATATCCCCGAAGGCGTTCCAGCCCGCCGCCTCCTCCATCGAGTTCACCTCGTCGATGCCGGCGCGGAGCGCGAACTGCTGCTGCCTGCGGAACTCGTCGGCCATCGTGGTGAGGTAGGTCTGGAGCCCGGCCGAGTCCATCGTGACGCCCGAGGCCGCGCCGAGCGCGGTGGTCTCGGAGAGCGTGCGCTCGTGCGTGAGCCGGAGGCGGCGCGCGGTCTCCATCACCGCCGCCCTCCGACGATCCGCGGCCCGCCCCGCCGCCCCGAGGGAGAAGAGCCCGTTGGCGATCCCGAGTCCTGCGGAAAGGATGCCGAACATCTTACGCCTCCGTGACCGAGTAGAGAGCGAGGATCTCCGTGCGGAACGGAAGCTCCTGCTCGATGGTGATCTTCGCCTCGTCGTCCGTGCCGATGTTGCCGACCTTGATCTTCCCGCTGCGCCGCGCCTCGGGATCGCCCTGCGGAGTCCCGGGCTTGCGGTCGGCGGGGCGCCACCCGTTGAGCTTGGGGAGCGCCGAGTCGTTGAGCATCGCACCGATCTTCGAGTTCTGCGCCTTCGCGTGCTTGAGGTCGAGCGGGAGCGTGACCGCCTTGGCGAGGTAGGGAATGCCGATGATCGCGGTCTTGCCCTCGGCCTCGGGGTCGAGCGCCACCGCACCGGCCGCCACCACGTAGTCGCCATCGAGCGCGCCGTCGAGGACGACACGCACCGCGGTGCCGTCCGCGAGGTGCGGGGTGGGCACCGCGCCGCCCGCCGGCACCACCGTGGAGATCGAGGCGTCGAGGTACTTGAACCCGTCGCCGTCGAAGAGCGGCTCGCGCTCCAGGTAGATCGTGCCGTTGCGCTCGACCGCGATCCAGAGGTACGCGCCCGCGTCGCCACGGGACACCGCGGCCGAGCACACGAAGCCCGAGGAGAACGTGCGGCGCCACCACGCGAGCACCTGCTCCTCGGGGTTGAAGGTGCAGGCGATGAGCTTGCCGTCTTCGAGCAGACCGACGATCTCCCCCTCGGGCGTGAATGTGTGGTGAAGCTCCTTGATGAGCGAGCGCGTGATGTGCTCGGAGACGAAGGTGGCATCCTTCGAGCCCCACCCGTTCGTCTGAAGATCGTAGGCGATGGCTCGCACCTTGCGCCGGTCACCCGACACGTAGAGGGCGAGGTTGCCCGCGTCCACCGCCTGCACCTGCGCGCAGGATCCGAAGGCCGACTCGCGCCGCACGAAGAGGTCTCCGTTGAGCGGGGTGCCCTTCGAGCCGGTGATGGAATGCTCCCCGAGGTCGGTGCCGACGAGGAGGTTGCGGTTACCCTGCATCCACCGGATCATGCCCTTGGTGGCGATCTTGTAGTCGAGCGCATCGCCCGGGAGCGACGCGCCGCCCGCGCCGGTGGCGGTGCGGAGATCGAAGGGGGAGCCGGAGCGAGAGCCCCACCACCGATTGCGCTCGGTGGGCGTCGCCGCGTAGTACGCGCGGCCATCGTGGATCTCGATGACGCCCGGGTAGTTTCCCGGCACCCACTCGGCCGGCGCTCCGGTGAAGACGATGGTGTTGAAGTCCCACGCCGCCGCCGCGTTGTACTGCAAGAAGTAGGGGGCGTGCGCGGGGTGGACGAAGAGCGTGCGATCCGCGCCGGTCTCGGTCGCAAGCTGCACATCCCGCACCTCGTCCGCGCTCCACGGGGACGGGATGTCGTACTGCGGCGCGGTGTAGGTCACCTTGGCCGACACGTTGTCGATGTGCGCGACGGTGAGGAACCCCTGCGTGCTCTGGAGGCAGAACGAGAGGTAGTAGTTCCCCGGCGCGATGGCGGGGATGTCGATGGTGACGGTTCCTGCCGGGATCGCGGTCACCGCGTCGTAGATGTCCCCGGCCTGCGAGAAGTTCCCCGGCACGAAGGTGGAGACCCGCACGCGAAGCTGCATCCCGGTGTTGTCGCCGTCCCGCGCCCCGTCGTACTTGATCTGCATCGACGAGTTGAACGCCACCACGAGCGGTTGGTAGATCCGCGGCTTCCCCCCGTCGCCCCCGTTGAAGGAGTCGATGAGGTGCGCGTAGCCGAGCGGCATCCCGGTGTTGGGGTCGTTGAACCACACGCTATTGCCGGCCCCGGTCCAGCTAACCCCGCCCGGCAAGGTGAAGTTGCCGTTGAGGATCAACTCCTGCGTGACGTTGGCCTCGGCCTGGATCGCGTCACCGTTGATGGAGTAGAGCCGGATGATGTGGTCGAGGAAGGCGATGAGGTAGTCCTGCCCGTTCGCCATGCGGAACTGCATGAGGCGCACGCGCTCGTCGGCTCCGGCGAGGATGATCTTGTGCTCCGAGCCGGCGCGCATGAGGAGCGATCCCTGCGCCTGCGGAGCGAAGTTCTCGCAGTAGTCGAGCCCGTGCTTGTAGACGCTGGAGGAGATCCGCCCGCGGAGCCGCTTGGAAAGCTCGCCCGAGTTGAACGCCTCCTGGACCGGGAGGAACGCCATTACCGCCCCCTTCGCGCCATCGGGCCGGGGACCTTCCCGAGCTTCCCGCCCGAGAACTGCCCGAGGTCGAAGACGCCCGCCTTCGAGATCGCGTCGATGTACCGGGCCTCCATCTTGCGGTCGAGCCCGGCGCGCTCGGGCGCGAGCACCGGCGCGAGGTCCGCGGCGATCTGCGAGGCCACCGCCCGGCAGAAGGTGGGCGTCCACCGCTTCGGGTCGTCGATGTACGTGGTGCAGATCGCGAACGCCTTCTCCGCGTCCTCGGTCACCACGAAGCCGTCCCGCTTCTCGAACTCCAGCGGGTAGCCGTTCGCGTCCTGGATGTAGCGCACCGCCACCACCTCGGGCGGGAGCGCGAAGCGCACCGGGAAGCGGGCGTCACCCGTCTCCTCGGCCACCCCGAGGTCGAGAGGCTTGGACCCGGTGGCGAAGAGCCACGGCTTCTCTTCGAGGGCCGTGCGGACTGCGAGCGGGAAGTTGTCGGCGCAAAGCTCCTCCTCCACGCTCTGCGGGTTCTCCCCGTCGAGTTGGTGGATGAGATTCGCGCCGATCCAGCCGAGCGCCATCCTGCAAATCGTCACCGGATCCATGTGCCCCTCCGCTTACTTCTTGTTCTTGCCGCCCTTGCCGTCGTCGAGGACGAGCGACTCGATCTCCTTCTCCAGCTTGGCGATCTGCGCGCTCTTGGCGGCCGACTCGGACGCCTCGCGCGTGAGATCCTTCTGGAGCCGGTCACCGCGCGCCCGCTCCGCGGCGAGGTCCGCGTTGAGCGTCTCGACCTTCGCGGCGAGCGCGCCGTCCTCGGAGAGGTCCGCGATCTTCTTGCGGAGCGCCTCGTTCTCCTCGCGGAGCCGGAGCGACTCGTTCACGTCGAAGTGGACGGTCTTCGGCGTGGACTCGTCCTCCTTCTGCGCCTCGGCCTCGGCCCACGCCTTCCAGTTCTTGGCGAGGTCCGGGTGCCGCTGCACGTCGAGGGGGAGGCCCTTCGCCGCCTCCTCGAAGGTCTTGCCCGCGCGGATCCCGCGGACGAGGAGGTTGCGCTGGAGGAAGTTGAGAGATGCCACGGATACACCCTGCCTTTCGGATCCTGTCCTACGGTGAAGGCAGCGCCGGGGGACAGGGAGCCCGGCGCTGCCTCACCTACCCCGCCGCGGTTAGACCGTGGCGGTGTCCTTGGCGTCGAAGACCCAGAGGAGGTTGTCGTCCACGCGCACCGCGCCGGCCATGAGGCGGGCGTAGACGCGCCAGAGGAAGCTCTTCTCCGTGGACTTCGCGATCTCGGTGGACACCTCCTCGTCCACCTTGAGGCCGAGCGCGCCGGGGGCGTAGAAGAGGCAGTTCACCCGGCCGGCGCCCGCGGAGAGGAGCCGGTTGGTGACCCGCCAGTAGAAGCCCATGTACTTCTCGTGGAACTTGCCGGCCTGGATCGCCTGGAAGGCCACGTAGTCCGCGTTCGTCGCCTTCGGCTCGTGCATGAGCTTGCGAATCTGCGTGGGCCCGACGACCGCGTACATCGGCTCGTCGGGGTCGATGTCCTTCTTGAGCGCCTTCTCCCGGATCTCGGTGAGCCGGTCGAAGGTGATCTCGGAGAGCCCGTCCCCGACCTTCTGCGCGACGGGGAACACGGTGACGCCCGCGTCCTTGTCGATGGCGTTCGTGGTCGGGTCGGCCGCCTTGATGATGATGTCGTCGAACTTGCGCCGGGCCGCCTTGGCGTAGTTCTGCGCGATGGTGGAGGTCGGCTCGATGATCATCTTGAGCTTGTCCTCCTTCTCCACCGTGTCGCCCACGTCGTACACCTTCGTGGTGACGATGCGGTTCGACCAGGGCGTGTCGATCTCCGGCGTCGCCTGCCGGGTGCCGACCTTCTCGGCCATCTCGACCGGGCCGACGTACTCGAAGACGTGATCCTCGCCGGGGCCGTTGCCGCGCTCCATGACCGTGCCACGGAGCTTGTTGTCGCTCTGCTGCGCCAGGAAGCGCACCACGCCCTCGAAGGTGCGGGTGAACGCCTTGTTGATCGTGATCGCCATTTCCGTTTCTCCTGCCCGCTCGCAGCGGGCGATGTGGGTTCGATCCACCACCGCCGCGCGAGTAGTCCGCTAAGGAGAGCCGGGCCCGCCGTGCTATGTGGCCCGTCTTTCGGAGGGCCGGTTACCCGGTGATCCTCCTGGAACGGGAAGAGGCAGATTGTAGGTAAGCACACCCCGGGCGGGGCGTCAAGATCTTACTTGCCGTCCTCGTAGCATCCCGCCGACACGAGCACCTGCGCGTCGAGGGTCTTGCAGTCGGAGGCGCCTACTGCGGCGCAGATCGCCTTGGTGTTGTCGTTCTGCACCTTGGCCCACTCGCACATGACGTGAACCCGTTGCTTGGCGTCTGCGAGGTGGGGGCCCATGACGTGATCCGCGGCGGTGGTGGCGAACGCCCACGCAAGCCCGATGGTCGGCAGGAAGCCGATGAATACACCGAGAGTGATGGCCTTCGTCTTCTCGCTTCGCGCCACGCCCGTGCCCCTTTGCCCCTGTCAATCGGGATACTACCCGAACGGGGTGTCGAGTCAATGGGACGGCCGGTGAATCATCCACCGGCCGTCCCCCGCCCTCACCACCGCCCCGAGAGTCCCGCGATGGCCCCGGTCTCCCAGGTGCGGTTCCATCGCGCCCACGCCTCTGCCGTCGCCTCGATCTGCGACGTGAGCCCGTAGGCGACCCGGGCTCGACCTTCCACGCCCCTGTCCTGCACCGCACCGATGGAGAGATCCCACTTCCCAGACTTGGCAGGAGTGGTGCTCGCCCACGAGGCGATATCATCCCAACGGTACAGAGGCCCCGCCGCCACGGGCGCTACTGCGGCGAGGCCGGCGAAGGGACCACCGGCGCCGGAGGCGGCTCTCCCTTCGTCGCGCTCGCGTCCTGCATGGACTTGATCACCTGCTTGACGATGGTGTCGAGCGTGGTGCCGTCCGGGAGGGCCACCTCCGCGGCCTGGAGCGCCTTGAGCGTCATGAGGTACTGCGTGGAGGTCTTCCCGCCGGTGGAGGCATCGAGGTGCCATTGCCGGAAGAGGAAGAGGGTGATGAGCGTGCCGATGCCCACGAGGACATCGAACGTGAGCGCCGGATCGACCCCGAACTTCGAGAGCAAGATCGGGGCGAGGACCGCCGACACGATGGCGGCGAAGATGGCGGCGAGCGTCTTCGAGCCGAGGCCCTCGACGTATCCGCGGAAGAGCTTCTCGATCATGGTGTGTTGCTCCTTTCGGTTGTGCTGCGTGCTACGCGGTGACGCTCGTGCCCCACTTGGCGCGAGCGAGCCACCCCACCTTGAACCGCTCCTGCGTGGGGTCGTTCTGGATGATGCGGAGGTAGAACCCGGCCTGCTCGGAGGCGTAGGCCGCCACCACGAGGTCGGGATCGCAGGCCGCGAGAGCGGCGAGCGACTTCGGGCCGAGCGCGCCGTCCTCCTTCACGCGCTCGACACCGGGCGGGCGGGCCTGATTGATGGCCCGCTGGAGGAGGATCACGGAGGCCCGCGGCCCGGCATGGACCGCGAGGTCGAACGCCTTGGTGGCGATGCGTTGATCTCGGATGAGGGCGATGCCCGGCCCCTCCCAGAACTGCGCGTAGAGGATCCGAAGCTGCGAGTCCCGGTCATGCGAGAAGAGCCGGAAGTCGTCGAGATCCACATCGCCGTCGCCGTCGAAGTCCGCGGCCACGCCGAGCGCCTTCTTGAAGGTCTCGAACGTGATCCCGGTGGTGGTGGTCGGGCCACCCTTGTCGCCCTTCACGATGATGAACCCGCCCGGCGGATTGGGCGAGTTGAACTCGTGCTGGAAGACCACTTCGACTGCGGGCAGGAAGTTCCCCATGATCCCCTCCGTAGGCGAGGCTTACTCCTCCTCGCCCTCCCCGAGCATCTCGTTGTACTCCAGGAGCTTCTTCTGGAGATCCGGGAACTGCGGGTGGCCCTTCTGCATGAAGGCCGGGTTCCGGTAGATCTCCTGGATGCGCGAGTTGATCTCGTCGGGCGTGAGCTTGCCCGAACGCGCACCGCCGGGCAGGGAGAGGCCGCTCTCCTCCTCCCCGAGCGACTTCGCGACGGTGAGGTACTGCTTGATCGTGGACACTGGCGCCTCGCCCTTCTGGATGGCGGCCACGAACTCGGGCTCCGCGCCGAGCTTCTTCGCCACCGCCGCCGCGAGCCCGAGGCGCTCCTCGAAGGCCGCCCCGAGATCCTTCTTGAGGCCGGCGAGGGCCTCGGTCTGCGCCTTCTGCGCGAGGGCGCGGGCGGCCTTGGCGCGCTCCACGCGCGTCTGGAACTGCCGCTTCGTGAGCTTCTCCTCGGCCGCCTCGCCGCGGAGCCGCTCGATGTCCGCGTCCGAGAGCCCGTGATCCGCGGGCGGCGCGTACTCCTCGGCCTTCTTCGGCACCCCGAGGTTCTCCAGGAGGAACGCCTCCCGCTTGTCGTCCTCCTTCGGGAGCGCGATGAGGTGCGGCGCGTGCTTCTTGAGCTTCTGCTCGAACTCGGTGCGGTCCACGTCGCTCGACTCGGGGCCGGGCACGCGGATCGAGTTGCCCTTGTAGGCGTTGAGGTCGCGCGCCACCTTGAAGACGGTGGGCAGATCGGGGGCGTCGATGAAGATCTGCTCGCGGTGGTACTCGGCGGGGATGCCGAGGGTCTGCATCTGCTCCGGGGTCATGTGGTCATTCCTCCCTGTCCTGCGAGTCACGGATCGAGCGAAGATCGTGGACGACTTCACGCGCTCCGACGTTGATGAGGGTCTGATTCACATCGACGGCACCCTCGACCCTCTTGACGAGGGCGCCATCGTACTGCCGCTCCATCCAGGCGAGCAGGGTCTTGCCCCGCTCGCTCTGGAGGAGCGTCTTGATCTCTGCCCGCTCCCGCTTGTCCCGCTCGCCTTCCTCGGTGAGCTTCGGGAGCTTCTCCCTGTCCTTCGCCATGCGATCACCTCGTTACTGGATTCCGGCCGCCGCCACTCGGCCGCTCGGAGCGAGCGGGGGCTTCGGCGGGAGCGACGGGTACACCGCGCCCTGCACCGGGCCCGCGGCCTGCGCCGCCGCGTTGTCCTTCGCCGCCTTGGCCTCGTTCGCCTGCGCCTGCGAGGCCACGGCCCTCTGCTCCATCGAGTCGATCTCCTTCATGCGCGCCTCCATCTCCTGCTCGGTGGGCATGAGGTCGGCCGGGATGCCGAGGCGCTCTCGCAGGTACTCCGCGATCTTCTTCGGCGCGATGGCGGCGCGGATGCGCGGGTCGAACTGCGCCATGCCGTAGATCATCGAGACCCACCGCTCGACCGCGGCCACCTCGTCCGTGCGCTGCGAACGCGCGAGCGGGCCCTGGTACTCGATGTTCATCGCCCCGCCGGCCTTCTCGACCACCTTGGGCATCTCGGGCAGACGCCCGGCGCGCATGAGGATCGAGATGCAGGCGCGGATGATCGCGCCGAGGAATTGCTGGATGAAGGTGAGGGTCTTGCCGAGGAGCCGGTTCATGATCTCGTAGCGAACCTGCACCTCCATCGCGGTCATCGCGGGCGACTCCTTGAGTTGGAGGTCGTCCGTGCGGAAGATCTGGCGGATCTGCGCGAAGAGCATCTCGATGATCTTGTCCGCCACCACGAAGTTCGCGCGGCCAGGGATCTCCTTGATGTCGTCCACGTCGCGCACGAGGGTGTGGCGACCGGGGCGGTGGTCGAGTTCCGTGAGCATGTTGCGGTTCGTGCCGATGGTGGGCGGATCGAGCGCCTTCTCGCCGGCCTTGAGGTAGTCCTCCAGCCATGCGTTGACGAACTCGACCGTGGGGAGGGCGATGTTGCCCGGCCCGTAGCCGACGAGCCCGTTGCCCTTGCGGCTCCAGCGGAGCAGGTGGATCGGCTTCTCGTAGTAGCCGCCCTCGGCCTTGCCGTCCATCTCGCGCACGAACACCTCGCCGGTGTCCTCGCGCCACCACAACGAGCCCCACGGCCGGTTCTCGGGCGCGGCCGGGTAGACCATCTTCTTCCGCTTGATGATCTTCTCGCGCGGGAAGATGCAATGGACGATCTTCACCGGGTCGCGGTTCGCCTTCTCCACGCGCAGGGTGATGTCCTCGAACTTCTTGTAGCCCTTGGCCTCGCAGAAGTCGTCGATCTGCGACGGCTCCCACTCGAACTCGTGCCAGAAGGTCTTGATCTCCCCGCGCCGGTCCTGCTCCCACCGCGCCTCGTTGGTGGGGATGGCGGTGAAGTCGATGGTCTCCAGTTCCGTCTCCGCGAGATCCTCGTACACCGGCTCGACCGCCATGAGAGCGTTGCCAGGGCCGGTGGCCTCGTGGCAGGCCGAGGCCATCTCCAGGTAGAAATCGGAGGCGCCGAGGGTGTTCCATACCTCGTCGATCACCTCGTCCCGGTACTTGGCCGCCTCGGGGTTCTTGTTGAGATTGTTGCGCTTGCGGTAGGCACCCTGGAACCACCGCACCGACTGCGGCACGAGCGAGCCGTGGATCGAGGCCGAGAGCTTCTCGCGCCCGTCGATGGCGGTGAAGTCGAACACGTCCGTGCGGACGCCCGCATCGTCATCCACCGGGCCCATGAAGTGCTCGATCCGCTCGCGCACCGCTCGGTAGTCGGTGAACTTCGTCTCGGAGGCGAGGAATCGCCGCCGAAGGGACTTGTGCCGGTTGCTCTGCGCCATCGTGATCGCCATTGCTCTACCTCCGCGAAGTGGACCGTCTGATCGAAACCGTCACCCGCGGCCCGTCCTCCGCGGCTCCCCGCTCTGTCGAACGGTGAATCCTCACCGACTGTACCCTTTCGGGGTCGTCAACGCCACCATCCAGTACGCGACGATCCCGGCCAAGGCCGACTACGAGGTATTGCGCGGCCTCCGCGACGTGCGACCACTCGTTCTTGTCGGGGTGATCGTGGAACTGCTCGTCGCCCGTCACCTTCTTGCGCTTGAGGCAGTAGGCCCCCGCGCACGCCTTGATGAGCGTCTTGCAGCGGGGGTGGATGAGGATCTCGGGCTCGCCCGTCATCGTGAGCGTGCCGAGGCAGAGCCCGAAGGCGTCGCGCCGGATCGTCCACTCGTTCGTAGGCGCCGGGCTCGTGGGCAGGCCGCACCCGTTCACCACCGAGATCGGAGTCTTCTCCTCGTCGGTGGGCGAGGCCGCCATGCCTGCGGGA